GTCAATCGACTCAACATATCCGGTAAACTCGCTGACTTTTACGAATTTACCAACGGAATTATTAAACTTGCTGCGTACCATGTCGCCGTCTTTCATAGGACATCCTCCTTACGACATATTTTTAATTGTACCCCTTTATTCCGATAGTGAATAGGGGTGAAATTTGTCGAATTGTCTTTTTTGTAACTTTTTAGTAATATTCGTAACACTTTAGAAGTCGAATTGACTAACGGCTGCCTCGCCGGTTGCTACTTCGCGAACAATTCCGTAGTTCGGCAGGTACAATACTTCGACCTGCGTTCCCTCTCCGCCATTCCGTCCTTTGCCAATCTCGATAATGCCAGCGCCGTCCAGCGTATCAATCCCGAACACATTCGCAGCATCTTCGAGGACCGCCTTCGTCTTCTTAATTTCCGCACGTTTTGGCGCCCGCAGTTCTCGATTACCTTCCTCGTCGCGGTCGTCCTTAACTTCATCCGCTTGTGTGATAACGTGAATCACTGCGCCAGTCAGTCCGGCAAGCCTCCGAATCCTCTTCGAAGTATTGGCGACATCACCGCCGGCCACTTTCGACGTATTGGCTTCGTAGTCCATTAGGTAGATCGGATCAACGACCACTACGTCCGCCTTTGTCGCAAGGATGTCCACCTCCAACTGCTTCACATCTCGCGTAAAGAAGTCGGCATCGTCCGCAGCTCTCAGCGTCAAATTGCCGGAAATATGTTGACCTTCCGCCATTTCAAGTAAGAAGGTTTCAAAGCCCGCCTCGAACTCTTCCGACAGTTTGCCTGTCAGTAGCGCTCTATTTTCGAAGCCGGCATCATAGTCGACACCTTCGATATTCGCGTTGACCGTGCCGGCTCGAGCGCTGATTGCCGAGTATGCCCGCGCCATCCATTCAAAGCGCGACATCTCCATCGCCCATACGAGCACATTAGCGCCCTGAGCAGCGGCCTCAATCGCCTCTTCCATCGTAAACACCGACTTACCGCGACCGGATCGTCCGTGCCACGTATACATGTTTCCGCTGAGGTATCCGCCGATTTGTTCGTTAATCCCCGGAAACTTCGACTTCCATATCTTGAAGGATTCGCCGGCTTTCCGCTTGCGGTATTCGTCAAGGAACGATTCAGCGTCCGACTTAAGGCTTGTTCCTATTTTATCACGAACACGCGTTCGCTGTCCAATATTTTCTAGTTCGGATTGCAGCCAGTCGAAGTATTTAAAAATATCTTTTTGCCCGACCGATTCGAATTGCTCGCCGAGCTTACCGTTGACCAGTTCCGCAAATTGCACTTTTGCCGAGTCCTTCTTAATTTCGCGAGTTAAATATTCGTAACTGTCGCCAATTTCTGGCGAATATACGAAATCTCGGAATTGTCCCGCTACTTCTGCGTAACTGGGCGCTTGACCGTGATTTTTCTCTGCGTATTCGGTGAGGAAACGGAAGACTTGCCTATCGCCTTCCGTTGGTAAATCCCGCTCGGTAATGTTGTATCGAGCTAATATGCCGACGTCGTTAGCGTCTATTATTTTACTAAACAATAATCCCGCATGGTGCATTCGCTCGCCTCCTAATCCGTTTCAACTAACTTCTTCAATTCTGCGTCTATTGCGAAAATACGATCGCCAAACTCCTCGTTCCCCGTCTTCGCCAGCATATCCGCAGCCCAATTCCGCAAGTCTAGCAAGTTATCAATCTGCTCGCCGCGCTTCTTCCGCATTTCCTTTTGTTCCTTCGCCAATTGTGCGCTTAACTCCCTCGCTGTCGGCTTGCGTGGTTCCTGTTTCGCCATATTCACCGCTCCCTTTCCGAAATTTTGCATTACATCGGTTACCCAATCCGGCATAGTTGGCGCCGACGCTTCATAGTCCGGCGGATTTGCTTCGAGATACTCTTCCGCCTTATCTGCCTCCGCCACTAGCGTTATGTCATCCTCGCAACATTCGATATAGTCGCATGAAACGACGTCGAAAACTTCATACACGATATCGCTCCATTCTTCGTCCTGATACTGCCAGTGTTCGATACGGCGTCCGTCAACTTCGAATATGCGTGGGAAATATCCGTTGACTTTTACGAGGTCGCCGAAGTTGAATTCCGGTTTGTTCATTCGGATGCCCCCAATAACTCTGGATTTTCGTAGATGTTTCCGATTACTCGACCGCCTTTTGCTGCCTGCATATTCAAATGATCGTCACTATCGGATTTGTCGTGGCAGTAAAAGGATGCGTACTCATCATCCCATTTAATCACCATCGGCCAATCACCGTATTCTTCTGTATAAACGATGTCGCCTTCGTAAATTTCAACGCCATTCTTATCACGCAAACCGGTGAACATACATAATTCGTATCTATCGCTTCCGATACTTAGTACAGACGGTTCCCGAACGGATGCAGATACTTCGACCTCTGATAATTGTTCGTTATGGTCCGCCCATCTTTGCTCATCTTTAACCCATGTTCTGTATTTAATCGTTCTCATCAGCGTCTCCCCCTTTTCGATTCTCCTCCGAAATGTAACACGGCACACATATCGCGCATCCTATCGTAAAGCCTGGCGTCAAACACGACCGCCATTTCCTCAATCGGCAAGTTACTCGTAAATATCGTAGGCATTCCGTTAACCGTCCGATAGTTAATAATCGCATGAATGTACGCTCTGAAAGCCTCGCTGGCTGACCTCACTCCGATGTCATCTATGACCGCAAAGGGCGCCGTTTGTGCGCGTTTTATGACCGCCTTAATACTGTTGATGCCCGCCTCGTCATTCGTCATTGTAGCGAGGTTGTAGTCGGTCTGAAAGGCGTTCACGTCGAGGAAGTAAGCCGGAGTCTGCTGAGGAGCCTGCCTATCGCTCCCAGTCCGCTTACTCTCTTCGTAGTAATAACGCATGATCCATTCGTTTAGGACCGCTATTGCCGTAGTGGTCTTTCCTGTTCCGGGACTTTCCGAAAATAAATACAGGCTCTTAATTCGCTTACCATCTTCGTCAAAAATACGGTCAAATGTCGCCACATACTTTTCGATCGTTGCGTAAACTTTCGCCTGTGCTTCGCGAGCTGGCGATGTGGCTAGCGTGAGCAACCGATAATCTGCCGGCGTGTTAGCGTTGGCGACTCGGCCTCCCTTTGCGCTATAGCCGTGCATGGCGATGAATGCCGAGCATTGGCGATTGCAATTCGGACCATTTGCCAGTTTGCAGCGCGCTGCGAGAATGCAGTTATTTGCGTGTGTCATTCGTTCACCTCCTCGTTCATTATTCCCGTGAGTCATCTACGATTTTTGCGTATTCTAAGTCCTTCTTTCCGAATCGCGAACCGTTTTCAACGCAAATTATGTGAGACTCGCCAACTCTAAACGAGTATTCCGGAACCCATCTTACGATATCACCGTCCCGCACTTCTGTCGGCTGTGGAGCGTTCAAATATTCCGCAGGGACTTCTAGCCCAAGCGCACGTCTTAACGCAATTGCCTTTCCAATGTGAGCGTTGAAGCAGTCTGACGGATCACATTTGGCGATTCCTCGTCCGTGAACCATTCCGGAAGCACGACGTCTTTTCAAAGCGACAACCACTCGCTTTTCCGTATTAATTTCGAATGTGAATCGAAAACTTCCCCACGGATTTAATTCTCGACCTAACTCCGCAACATCTCGCTTTGCCTTTTCGATAATTTCGTCGCGAATATCTTGCGGAGATTTACTAACTGGCGCTTTTGACGTCAAATCATGCGTAGCATCCTTGTAGCCCTGCTCGTATGCCGCGAGTCGTAATTCCTCGATTGCTTCCCGTGCCATTTCCGCCGCTAAATCATAACGTGTTTTCATTCCGTTTCCTCCTCGTCATTTTATAACCAATCGTCGTCAAACTCTTGCGTCTGCTCCACCGCCTGCTGAACGCTCGCCTTCCGCTTCGCCTCCGCCTGCACCCGTTGCCATACCGCCGTCTTATACGTCCATAGCCACGTAAAACTAACGCCAGGATATTCGCGCGTCCCTTTGTGGCTACGGAAGCACTCGTCGACGAACGCCTTGACCAACTCCGGCTCATATTTGCGCGGCTTTTGGCGTGTGCCGATTAAGCCTCCGATCATTCCGCGTTCTGCCGACCAGCTTCGGAATGGGCGATACTCGACTCCGTAGACTTGAGCGTGGCGTTCGGCGATATAGGCGAGCAGGTCGTTGACGGACCATTTATCGACTGGCTTTTCGTTAAATGTCGATGCCATTACGCATTCACCCCAGAGATAGTGATCCCCTGCATGTCAAGCGTTTCTTTTATACCGTCCATCACTCCGGCAAAATATTCGTTCTCATATTCGCCAAACTTATCGTATTCTTCTTTCGCTTTTTCGTATGCTTCCTTGATATTTTGGATGAATTCTTCCGGATTGAATGCGACCTCATATCCGCAAATCAGCGCCTCCATTAATTCGTCGTAATTTCCGTCAAAGTAGCGAAGGATTAATTCGGATCGCTCAGCCTCGTAGCCTAGCGAAAGGATATCGGTGAAGGCTTCGGTTTTGGTATCGGCTAGGTCGGTGTAATGGCGGATGGCTTCGGCTACCTCTTTAGGAACTGTTATTTTTGAATTCATTATTTACTCCTCCATTTCCGATGGTCTTTTTTTCGCAAAGTCTTTTAAGGTTATAATCGTCGCGATAGATAGTGTTTTTTCTATCTAGCGCAATGTTTATCTTGTTATATGTCTCTTGTTATATAGTTCTTCTTACTGTTACACGAGCGTCACACGATTCCTTACATGTACGTCACTCGGTCGGTATCTTCCGTGTCACTCGGCTCCTTACTTTCATCTTTACCAAACTTAAATCCTGCTGCCTGCGAGATAAAATACGTGTTTTGCAAGAATGTTTTATTTCGTGGATGTTTCGTTTGTTCCTTCGTTAAAATCGGTTGACCTTGCCAACGAAAGTCGCACAACGCCTTTATTCTTCGGTTCACCGTTTCGCGACGAATGCCGAGGTGTTCTGCGATAGTATCTTGCGAAGGGAAGCATTTGCCTCGATCGTTCATATATAGCGCCAGTGCCGATAGTGTCTGCCAGCGTTCCGGACCTAGCTCGCCGATTAGTCCGCTAGTAAGTGCGTGTTTGTGGAATTTTATGAAAATGTGCTCGTTCATTATTGCGCCTCCAGTTCGTCAATAGTGCGTGGGTTGGCGTGACACCAGTAAACGTGGTCCCGATATTCTTCGACTGTCATAGCGTTTGCCGACACTAGCCAAGCGATTAGGTTATCGAAACGTTCCTGCGATAGTTCAAAGCGTTGCCTATTCGCTTCGAACCATTCGAAAATGTTTGAGTCGTTTTTTGATTGATTTAAGTCCGCTCTCAAAGGAATCATATTGCCGTATGTTGTTCCTCCGTGCCCGACCGCCAATGGGATTACGTGATCTACGTGGAATTTACTTTCGCCGGTAAGAGCACACCTGTCATCAAATTCATAAAGTGTAAAAGCATGTTGTGCAGGTGTTAAATCATCTGGTAAACCCCTTTTCCTTGCTAATCTTTTGTGCGCGCCTCTTTTAAGCGTCAGAGCATATCTTTCTTTATTATTTAACTGCCATTTTCTCGAAGCTAATTTAAATTTTTCTCTAGCCTCGCTGTTGTTTCGTAAATAATCTCTTAAATTAGCCGCTTGACATGTATTACAGCGTGTATATAAACCGAAGGGACTGCCTTTCTTTTTGCTGAATTTCTTTAGTTGCTGAACTTCTCCGCAACCATGACATTTTTTATAGAACAAATCAGCTAATTGTATTTTGTCTTTAATTTTCAGGTACTTTTCTAAGTCACCGTAGTTTTCTCTAACGTATCGACCTACGCTTATAATGTTTTCTCCGAGCGACTCCGTTATATCAACTTTCAAATTTTCGAAAGCAATGTCACAAAGTCTCTCCAACTCATCCTCCTCCCACAACCATTCGAAGTTCTGATACAGATGCTTCCGATCTTCTTCGTCGAAAGCCTCGTATATTTCTACAAGTCCTCTATTCAGTAGTCTGTTAACCTTCGAATGATGGACGTTTAATATCGCAGCAGTTTTGTTCATACTGTTTCCGGCGTCAAGTAACGCCTGAACCGTGTCGATAAAGTCTATGTCTTTATACACCTCCAAACCCCCTTTTACTTTTTAGCGCCGTGTGACTCACGCCTTATACTTAGATTGACGCACCTGTTTTCTTTTTCGGACATTTTTACGCAAAAAAAATAACGATGCTTATTTAGCACCGCCGTTCATCCGTTTTATAAAACTTTCATTTATTATTCGCTCAAGCTCTTTTAATATCGGATTGCCATTCGCCAGTTCCTTTTCGAAATGTTGGCGCCGTTCTTCCTTCGATAACTCCATTAAAGGCGAGTGTATAATTCCGATAGTATTTCCTATGATAATTTCCTTCACGTCAACCACTCCTTAATTATATTGACGCAGGACTTTTCGTTTTCGGACAAGATTAGTAGATTTACAGATTCGTGTATAGACGGTTATAATATGTGGAGAGGTGATTAAATGAGCCGTCCTAGCGACCTTAATATCTATATTTATTTGCGTAAGAGTCGAAAAGACCTCGAAGAAGAAAAGAAAGCGAGCGAGCACGGAGAGAATTACGATACACTCGAACGCCACCGCAACAACCTACTCGCCGTTGCGAAGAAAGAACGCCACAATATCTTGCATATATATGAAGAAGTCGTTTCCGGAGAGTCCGTAACAGAGCGACCGTCTGTCCAGGAAATGATTCGCGAGTTAGATGTCGGACTCGCTGACGGTGTCCTCGTTATGGACTTAGACCGTCTCGGACGTGGTGATATGCTCGACCAGGGCTTACTCGACCGTGCTTTCCGGTACTCCGGTACGAAAATCCTAACGCCGACCGAAGTCTACGATCCGGAATCTGAAACGTGGGAGCTGGTATTCGGAATCAAGTCGCTAGTTGCCCGCGAAGAATTAAAGGCGATTACCCGCCGTATGCAACGTGGACGAGTCGCATCTGCTGGCGAAGGTAAGTCGATTTCGAAAGTGCCGCCATACGGATATACTCGTAATGAAAACTTACACCTAGAGCCCGACGTTGAGACGGCTTGGGTCGTTAAGAAAATGTTCGAGATGATGCGCGACGGTCACGGGCGCCAAGCGATTGCGCAAGAATTGGACAGGCTCGGAATTAAGCCTCCGAATACTAAACGCAAAACTTGGTCGCCTAGCAGCATTACCGCGATAATCAAAAACGAAGTTTATCTCGGCACCATTATTTGGGGCCAAGTTAAATACGTTAAGCGGAACGGAAAGTATAAAAAAACGAAGGTGCCGCGTAGTAAATGGACGATTAAAGAAAACGCGCACGATCCGTTAGTCTCGCCTGAATTATTCGAAGCAGCTAACCGCGCTCACTCAGGCCGTTGGCGGCCTTCTCATAACGTTTCGAAAGGACTATCTAATCCGCTGGCTGGCGTACTAAAATGCGAGGTCTGCGGTTATGCCATGCTTTATCAACCTAAGCCTAACCGGCCGAATGACGTAATACGATGCGCTCAGCCGAGTTGCAAAGGCGTTCAAAAAGGTGCGGGGATTCATCTCGTAGAACAACGAGTACTTGATTTATTAAGCGAATACGCGATTGATATTGCCGTAAAGTTTACACAAAAAATGCCGGCCACCGACGACGAAATTCCGTATAAGAAGCTATTAGTCGAAAGTAAGAAGGAAGAGATTGCGCAATTAGAAACGCAGAAAAGTAATTTGCACGATTTATTAGAACAGAAAGTTTACGACGTCAATACGTTTATTGATCGTCAGCAAAAGTTAGTCGAGCGCATCAACGTAATACAGGAAGAAGTGCGAAATTTAATGAGCGAGATTCAAAAAGAGGAGCTTCGTCATACAAGCGTTACCGATATTTTGCCGCAACTGCAGACGGTCATTGCCGAATATTGGAATGCCAATATTGAAACACGAAACCAAATGTTGAAGACCGTTTTAGAAAAGGCGACGTATCTCCGCAAAAAGGAATGGACGAAGCCTGACCAATTTATGATACAGTTATATCCCCAAAAAATATAGAAGGCCTAAATCAGCCTTCTTTTTCTTTCGGGAAAAACGTTTTAAGTGCAGGAATTACGTCCGATTTTTCCTTTAATATATAGTAGAGAAATTTATCATTCTTGATATTACTGAGTCCTGAAAAGAGTGTAGAGCGTTGACGATTATATTGATTTAAACGTTAACGCTATACACGGAGAAAAGACGCCGTAAGGACGCCTATCTCGCTAACCTATTTATATACTTCCGTTCCTGCCAAATGAACTTCGCCAACTCATCGCCTCCCACCGTCAACTCCCTACGGTCACAAAAGCGCTCGTTCTTCCGATAAATCGTAAATCGTCCGTCCGGATACTGCATAATCGTAACGGTTCCGCTATTCTTCTCGTCGGCAATCGTTATATAAAATTTAGCGCCGTCCCATTCCGCATGTAAACAAAACGTAAACAGGAAATGCTCGACGTCAACCTTTCGCTTTATCATAGCGTTGCCTCCTTATGCGATCTTCAACTTTGCCAGGTAATTTCGTAATGAACCGCGAATACCCATCGCGACACTTGACGTAATTCATCGCATGATACGGCTTCATATTCGCCAAGTCCTCCGCAGTGAACGGATATAATTCGTCCTTGAGCTCCTTATAGTTATCCTTATCGCAACCGGCGATTAACATATATGACGTATTGGCCGACCGCAGTTCCTTCCGCATATGCGCTAACTGATTGATATAGTGACACGAAATAATCGGTTTGCAGATGAATTTCGCTATTTGCGACAGCTTCGACGTCATAAATTTTTCGCAATTATCCACCTGGTAAATTTCGTCAATGACGATGTTAACTTTGCGTCGTTCCTTCTTATCGCGAATCTTATCGGCGCGAATTTGAAGCGCGAGCCATATCTTCGTAATCCAGTATGTCGTCGCTATGTCGCGCTCGCCTTGCGTTGGAAACTTCGACTCCGGCATCCGGATGCAAATCACCTGATTCTTCTGCATTTCTTCGACGAGGTCGACGTTGGTGTCCATGTCGCGCTTCAGCATTAGTTCCATTTGCGTATTGCGTTTTAGCACGGAAAGCCTGTCGATGATCCCGACGATTAAATTAAGCCTGGTTCCGATAATCGTATCGTCCTTAATTTCGTCGAGCTCCGTTAATGACGTCATATATTCCTCCATAAATTCGTACTGAGCTTTCGGAACGCGTCCGAGGTAATCATGGCGGACATTGTGGTTTTGCAATACACGGAACACGTCGCGAATGCTGCCGGTATTGATAAAGACAACGAGCGCTGCCGCTTCGAGATAACGTTCCATCTTCGGAGACAGTCGGCTCTCATCGACGTTAATCGCATTGATGAGCGCCAGCAGGTTCGCCGTTTGACGCTTGGCATTTTCGTATTGAGCGAATGTATCCTCCGTATGGCCGACCTCGTTATAGCCGAGCCCTTGCAATTTCGCCGGATCGCTGTTATCGATGTTTAGTACTTTATCCTTCGGAAACAATGCCGATATCTCATCGCTCAGCTCGCAGTTCTCGATAAAGTCGAAGATAATTACGCACTCGCCGTTTTCTATCGCATCAATCGAAAGGTTGCCTATTAAGTTCGATTTTCCTGCGCGAGTTGGCCCGATTAGCAACGTCAGCAAATTGCGATAATGCTCGTAGTTGCTAAGATACGCTTTCTGCTTGGCGCCCCGATACGTACTTTCACCGATACACATAACGCCGTTTTGTAAATCCTCCGGCACTTCCGTTTCTTGCGTCTCTACCTTTTCGATAAAGTTGTAGCGTTCGAGTATATCCCGCCCAGCCATTGCGATAAAGTTTTGCGCCTCCTCGTCCCCGACCTTATTAACCTCCGCACCGGCTATCGAGTAGTCCGTAAACTTGAAAGGCTTTCGGAGTGGCTTCGGAGCCAGCCGATTGTCCTCCGTGATGGTCTCGAAGGCTTGCGTCAAACTCCTCGCATTATTCCGCTGCCTTAACCGGTCCTTGCTTTCGCTCATTACGACAATCTCCGAATCTAGCACGGTCGCCGTCGCTTTCTTGCGCGTGGCATCGCTGATTTGCTTGCCTCCGTTTAACGCCTCTACGAGCCCCTCAAAGGCGTTGTATTCTCTGCCCTTACGATTAGTCTTGGCGCCTCCTAGCGCGTCTGATATGTCGTCAAACAGCGCTGAAACAACGCCTACAATCGTCTTAAATGCGTAGCCTGCGCCCATCTTATTACGGTCGGTCGGCAGGTTTCGCTTGACCTTGCGAATGGTTGCTTCGTAGGTGCTTCGCCAGGTAAACTGAGTCGTCGGCATGAAGTTATAGAATACGCCAACCTTATCGCCTTCCTCCATGACGTCGACAACGTTTAGCTTCGAACGGAGCAGGTCGTCATTGCGCCGGTCAGTTGCAAGGCTGAGCGCATTCTCCTTCGTATAGGCGAGCGAATATTTCGTAGCCGACTCGGAAAAACTAGGCAGGTCAGCGACAACCTTCACCGTGATATTCGTCCACGAGTCGCTGATTTTTTCTTTGATGAGCGATAGGTAACTTTGCGGAATGACGAAGTAAAACTCGACTTTCTTCTTTTCGATATAGACGTAGTAGGCGACTTTGGACGCAAGCTCAACGGAGTATTTCGTTCCGAACAGAAACTCGCGACCGAGCGCCTTGATAACTTTTGCGTTTTCCTTGCGGATGTTCTGCATGAGATTTCGATAAATAGATGCGATGGATTTGGCGATTTTATGAGTGGATTGATTGCGGATTGAATTATTAGGAGTAAGGCGAAGGTAAACGTATGACGGCTTGACGACGTTGATATAGTCGGATAATTTTATGCGTTTCATTACGATGCTCCTCCGAATAAGAATTTCAGTAATATATTCGCCGTGATGAGAACGCCGGTCCAGCGCCCGCCATCTTTCCAGCCGGCAACCTTGAGGATTATCATTAGCGCCGATCCGACGAGTGTGCCCGCGAGCAGTAAGTCCTTCAAAGCGTCGAATATGCCGAACAAGATTTCAGTCGTTATATCCGCCACATGGTCCCGAATGGACTCCGTGCTGCCCCAAAATATGCGTGTTAAGGGTCCTTGCGTCGAATGGTTGTTGAATAGCGTGGTCAAAATGCCAGGCGAAACGTGGTCGCCGCTAATACTCACTAGTTGTTCTGCGTGTGACGTCGGATCAACTACGTGGCCGCTTGCGTCCTTCATTCCGAAATGTAAATGCGGGCCGGTCGAGTTGCCGGTATTACCGCTAAGCCCTACGATATCTCCTGCGCTAACATGGTCGCCAATGTGCGCTTTGACTTCGTTCATATGTCCGTAAATCGCTCGCGTACCGTCCGGCATTTGAACCGACAGACCCTTGCCTATTGCGCCCGATCCGTCAAATACTTTGTCAACTACTCCGTCGGCTACCGACCGAAGCGTCGTTCCTTCTGGCATAGCGAGGTCGATTCCAGAGTGTGCCTGGAAATCGCGGACTGGCGAGAGCTCTCCGAATTTTCCTGTTAGTCGGAATTTCATTACTCCCACCCGCCTGGCGCAGTTGTTGTTGTTGCCGAGATATTATTGAATATTTCGCCAATTTTATCCATTCCATACGGTAGCCCTAGCAAAATGAGAAACGTTAGTAGCGATGTTATAAACGTCTTTTTCGCTGATGCGTTATCTCCGTCTCCTAGCGCTTTAATTATATCGATAGCTCCCTTGAAGATAATAACCCACTTTCCGATTTTCACTAACTCTATATAAAGTTTTCGCGCCTCGGCGTCAATCGTACCGGCAGCGAGCGCAGAACTTCCGCTTAATAAAAATATTACCGTAATTCCAGCAACCTTATAAACCGTTCCGTACTTCTTAAAATGACGCTCAACTTTTGCGCTGAATGGCTCCTTTTCCCTGCCGTTCAAAAATTCGCTAATGGACAAATATTCCGTTCTCATATTGGTCAGCTCCCGTCAAACTATTTTTCGGTTAGTAACCGTTTGTACGTGCAATAACTTGAAACTTGGCGCATATGCTGACGTAAGAGCACGTCGGCTTCCTAGCCCCGTTCCGTGCTTATAATTTCATACCGTTTAATTGCGTCATGCTCAGGTTAGTAACCGCCTGGGCTGGCGCTTTTTTTATTGTTCTGACAACGTTTCCTCCTTCCATGTCGCGTTGGATAAGCCGTTTCATATACGCGCTGAAGTTCGGATATTGAGCGACGTACTCCTTCATCTGCATTTGAAACGGGTCGGCCACATTAAAACTTACGGATTTATTAACGATTTTCTTCGCCATTATTAACTACCTCCTAACTGGTTAATAACTTCCTAACTAGTCGGTAACTAGTTAATATACTGTATGGGCGACTGGCTGTCCGTGATACCACAAATTTTGCGTCTGTATAAAAAAAGTTATTTTCGTACATGCTGTAGGTAAAAACGTATGAGGTGACGTAGCTTGTTCGGACTAAATAAACCGCGAAGTAAATTTGGAAAGTGGATGGATAGAAACGATATTGCGCAGAAGGAAGTCGCCGACAGAGCAAAGGTAAGTGAGATGACATTGACGAGGATGTGTAACGAACCGAGCCACAGTCCGCGGATATCTACGTGGGTGAAGGTGCAGCGTGCGTTGAAGTCGATGGGATACGATGTGGATCGCGATAAGTTTTTCGATGTTTAGTGAACGAAGAAAAAGCCCCAACCGCGAAGGTCAGGGCGTTTTTTAATATTGATTGCGCGATAGGTAATCCGTTTTGCCGGAGTCCTCGGGCATTTTAAATTCGTACGATTTCTTTTCGACGAAGCCCGAGGCAGCGACGGACATTAGGCCGGTCGGCGTTGTAACGGCGAGTACGAAAAAGGCGTAAAGCCAGCGATGAGGGTGCGGTGATTCATAGTCAATTGCGTTTATATCGATAACCTTTAGCGAAAAAATAAGATAAATAGCGATAATGATTCCGGTTGCAATAGCGAAATAGCCGGCCCAACGTAATGCGTTTGACATGCGAATCCCTCCGATTAGTAATTATTTCTAATTCTACCGCATGTTGTATATGTATGCAAGGGCAAGCGTTGTTATGCGCCTGCCTTCGTTAAAAATTTCGTTAAGGTCGGACTGTTTCACTATGGTACCTTCGTTGTTGTATCATGATTGTTCCTGAACTAAGTGTGCTATATAGCCATCATTAGTCACTTCTACCTTATGAACCCTATATCGAAAATCTTGTAGGATTAACAAGCATCCCTCGCAGATCTCTCTTCCACTATTCGCTTCATCATCATATAAAAATTTATGATTTATAGTTCCAATCTTTTCATCATTCAAGTATAGCAATATTTCCTTATCCACTGTCACTCCTCCATTCATAAAGATAATTATAAATTAATTTCTGTCCTTTTCAATATGGCAGAAGAAAATTAAACAGAATGCATACACATAACTCTTACGAACTGCTCAAGAGTACTCTAAAGAATTAATGATATTTCTCGCTATGACTTGCATCCCAATATTATTCGGGTGTAATCCGTCTGAGGTTACAACACTCATATCAATACCGCCGAAAACTGCGTAATTGTCAATCATGTCTATATTATTTTCTTTCGCAGTCCGAAAAACTACATCTCGACACCTTTGCATGTTAAAAGAGTATACTGATGTGCTTTCATCGACAGCGGGGTTTGCGCACATCAATATTACACTGGCTAGAGGTGTTATTTTATCCAAGGCAAGCTTTAGATTACTCTTAAACTTATTCATTCCTTTAGGTGTATCTGTCCTTGTTATTCTGTCGTTAGTACCTAATTGAACAAACACATAATTATCTTGTAGACCAACCGCTTCCCCATCACCGAAAGTATTTCCGGCAAGATTGTAAGTCTTATAAGAATTGGTTGTTGCTCCATTAATACCTTGGTTCGTGATGCGAATCTTTTTATTAATGATAATTCCCTCTAATCTCAAAGACCGTGTGCCGGAGGAATAACTTCCACGTTTAGTTCTAATTTCAACAGTTTTATTTCGCACATAGTTGAATGTATGTGTTCGTTGTTGGTTATTTCCTACTACTAAACCATCTACTCCCGCAGCGTTGTTGTATGTTCCGATTAAGACTCCATTAACATAAAGTTCATAATATATTTCACTTCCTGTTGATATTCCAAATGATAAAGTGAAAGAATCCCCAGTGAATGGGAATGTTACACTGTGATAACCTGTGCCGGCCAAGTTTCCGTCAGCAAGTTGTAACTGAAATCCTGTAATTGATGCACTTGTCGCTACTTCTGTTACTGACATAGAGCTGCCAACAGTTGCAAGTGAAAAATCCCCGTCTTTAGGATAAAGAACATGCTGTACAGTATACTCAGCTATTGCTTCTCCGGAAAGAGATGCAGGCCAATTAGATAATACTGGAGTAGCATTAAACGCGTAATTAGCTCCTAAATATCTTTTAAACTCATTAACATACGATGGTGAAGCAAAGTTATCTCTTGGATCAGATAACGTACCATCTCTTGGGTCAAACACTGCGTTTTCCGCTAAAGTCCGTCCCCATGTTATTGAATCGCCGACAAATACAATCCCAGTTATTTGCTCTAACGGATTTGCAAGTGATTCTTTTAATTTTGCAAGCTGACCGCCAAAAATATGACGTTTCGGTACGCCAGAGGCAAAAGTATTGAATAATACTGCAGGACGTGTGGAACCGCTCACTTTAAAAATTCCGTTAAAATAAGCATTTTTTTTAGGGACTGAATCTACAACGTAAGTTTTATTTCCTAAATCCACTACCTGACCTTTAACGCTACTTTCAAAGGAATTAAAAAACGACGTATCATTCGATATTCCATCCGCAACTGCTCCGTATTGTTTTACACTTAAAATCATGTCAGTTTTCTTGGCGCTTTCGACCAAATCCGCCCGTGCTTCGGCATCCACACCGGTACCATTTGTCCGCAAATCGACGAGTATTGCTTCGGTATCAGCAATCGCCTGGTTAATCGACTGCCACTCGTTCGTACTCTCGACTGTCCCGTCGTCTAAAATACCTTTGACCGCTTTATACGAAAACTGGCCCGTCACCGCTACCGTATCCACACCGTAATAAACCATGACCTCAGCGTCGTACTTGCCGTCTATCACGTAGGCTTGCGTATTTAGTACGATTTCACAACTGCCGGCCAGCGCATCCACAACGGTGAAGTCCTGTAGGACGGTAGTCTTATCCGGTTTTTTGACCGCCAAGCGAACGGTCGCTCCCGTTAAGTCAAGCGGATCACCGTCCTGATTAATAAGTAAGTTAATTTTGACCGTTTTCAAATCGTTCGTATTGACGACAAATGCCGGATTTTTTACGTCGTCCTTCGTATCAAGTAATACGTTATATATTTTTTCCACGTTATCACCTCAAAAGAGAGCCCGCGAAGGAGCCCTCTGAATTTATATCCGTCCGCCTATTCGTCTTTAAATCCGGTACCGCTCGTCGGGTTATTTATCACGCCCGCCAACACAAGCACCGTCAATACTGCGTTAACCACTTCGTTATATTTGTCCTCGGCGATAGTGAGCCCGAATGCCTGCGCGACAATTAAGCCGAGCGACGCCACCGCAAGCCATAGTCCGTAATTCTTAAACCGTTTCATTATTTCGTCTCCTCCTTGCGATAATACCAGCCTTTAGATTTCAAAAACGCTTCTAGTTCCGCTAGTCCTTTCGACCCTTCGTTATACCATCCGGTGATAACATTGACTCGGACAGTCGGCTTTTGCGCTACTTTCTTCACCACTTCTTCTAGCTTCGCTTTTGTTTCCGCGCCTACAACGCCATCAACCGTTAACTTTTGATGGGCTTGAAACGATTTGACCGCAACGAACGTTTCTTGCCCGTAGTCTCCATCCGCACCGAACTTTGGAAGCTTCTCGCCAACTTTAAGGAGATATTCTTGCAGTTTCTTTACATCCGCCCCGTTGTCACCAATCTTTAGCACGGACGGTGCTGGCGCCTTTCCTTCCGGTTTAAAACCGACAGGCTGAGCGATAATTTGAGTGCCATAGTTACGGACTTGCTTTAGAAACGCCATTTTATCAATGCCGGTCCCTGGGCACGTTTTCGGTGCATGCTCACGATGGAACATGATTTCCGCACCGCATTCCGTTGTTAAAAAACGCTGGAGTTTAAGCATGGCGTCAAGTTGTGCGCCTTCTAATTTATCTTTTCCGGCATCAAAGTCGCCGAGCATCTCGACCATAAATGCGCCGGTATTATATCCGCTAATTCCTGCCGGAGTCTTGTCAAACGGACGTCCTGTCACGAATGTACCGTCCGGCATAAGCGTGACGTGTTGACCGATATTATCCCATCCGCGAGTCTTTACGTGGTAGTCGTACATACCTTGTTGTAGCGCAAGATGATTCTTTCCGTTGAAATTACTGTGGTTAGGACGCCAAGTGTGGTGGATTTGCGAATATTTGTATTTGCGCCCCTTTAATCGTGCGATTAACTGATCGGCCGTCAATATTTCAAACGCCATTTTATTTCGCTTCCTTCCGTTAATTTTCTGTGGTACAATCTATACTAAGGTCGGCGCCGCAACTTTAAACGTAGCCAACGCAGGGCTGCGGTTGCCGACTGGCTTACCCGAAAACCGCTACGCCCACCGTTGCTAATAAGCCAAGCACGGCGATCATCGTTCCCCAAACCCACTTCGTATTCGCCTTCATATCGCGAATATCCTCGCGATTGTCTTCCGACATTGCCAGCGCTTTATCTGCTTTGGCGTCCGCTTCGTCTGCCACACGTTTAACTTCGCTCATATAATCCATTTTCGTATCGATTCGCACGAGCCATTCGCGCAGTTCCGCAATATCCCTACTTATTGGTTCCGACACTTATTACGCCCTCCTCTCGTTGACAAATAAATTAAACAATGGTTCCGGTTCCGTCTATCCATACGATAGGGTTGATCGCTTTGCACCATATCGGCTTACTAAGCGTAGTATCGAAATATACGGTACCGACAACTGCGTCCGACGGTCGTTCGGCAGTCGTGCCAGTGCGTTGTAATGCCGCAATCTTACTATCCGTTTCATCTGTGGTGTATGCGCCAATTTCAGCCGCAGATGTGGGCGTAGTTGGTACCCAAGCGCCTGCCGACGAATCATACTTTTTAAGCAGATACATCGCTGAATTGGACGTGTCTAACCACAAGGGATTTGTAATGATATCTCTTTCCCACGTAGGCATTTATTCACCGCCGATTAGGTCTTCCCGACCTTTAGAAATTAAATAAGCGTCGATACCTGCTTGGAGGTCCGGGCGCTTTGAAATGACATATTCGTATGTGTATGCTCCGTCTATGATTCTCTGTCCCATATATTCTGCCATCATTACATCCCACCTAAAATCAAATCGTCGAGTGCGCTTTGTATGAGTTCTAATCTTTGCTGTGTTGTCTGACGATTCATCCTTTCTTCTTTTTCTTGAATCAATTGCTGCTGATAAGCTTCATCTTTTACTAATTGGCCGTTTTCTACCTTGAAAATAAACGGATTCTCAAGAACCTCGTGGTCGTTTGAAACGTTCATTTCGATATCTGTTTCGCTTGTCTGAGTGCTCCCAAAACCAATCACTAGACCATCTTTAGTAGATAAATATATTTTCATTTTCCCACTCCTACCATTCTAGAACATATCGAAGAACAACATCGTTTGCATTTATCGCACTCGATGAGTTATTTGCATTGCCTACGAGCGTTGTATCGTTTACTTGAAATTGTTTTACAGTACTTCCCGTGGCTGTGGATGATTGAGTATACGGTATATTGACCAACATAGAGGCGCCGGTGTGTAGTTGAGGATACCGTTTCGGGATTAACGTAAAGACAAAATCCCAGTTATTCGCCGTGTTTGATGGCGACGGGTCGAAGTCACTCCACACCAATATCCAACCATTCCGACAAGCCGCAAGATTTTTCGTAGGATTGACACTTTGTCCGTCCTGTAAAAAAAGAACGCCGCTCCATAACGTATCCTGTGTGATATTTTTCAAATTAAAAACTTCCGCATCCAGTTTATCGGCAGTAGCGTTAAGTTCTTGAAACGTCTGTTCCATTTCATCGCTTATTTGCCATTTATATAAAGAGAGATTCGGAGTAAACTCAGCCATTTATAAAAACCTCCCATGTCTGGGTTAAATCGTAATTTTCCCAAGTATTTTTTACCACGTCCGGTGGCGAAGGACTCTTAAAGATGTTCTCTCCTATTTCGTCCCATCCCGATTCCTTTTTTAACAGTTTTGACTGTAAAGCGCGCATTTCAGGCGAGATATTACTTCGCACCTTCTTGAAATTTCCTAACGTACATTTATCGCGACTTGGATCGCTGAAACACGTTTCCAACTGCCGGACACGCGCCTCTAAATATAGATTGGGCGAAAACGTCTCGTCGATGACGTAAACGGTATCCCCCAACCGAACCGCCTCGTGTTCCATGTTTGCCAATCGCTCAAGCAGCGCTACATCTAATTCGTATGTGATTAGAGGCGTTTTTCGCTTCTGCAACTCCGTCCATGTACGTTTAAGCAAATCCTCTGCGTTAGTCGTATCGTATTGATAAACGCCAAACAGATGCTTCCCCTTAATTCCGTATTTTTGAACCGCATCGGAATCGCCTACCCAATCTTGGCCGAACGGCTTATTAAACGCCTTTCCGTCCACCGTGTAATAAGCGATACTTTTAAACGTAGTTGGTATCCCGTTTTTATCGCCCTTGCCGACGCCTATTAACGCGGTCACAACATCGGTCATATCGATTTTCCGGCGAATGGAATTAATATCTTTTTTATACGTAAACCTCTTCTTCGTATCATTTCCGCGTTGTTCCACCAGGTCAACATACCGCGCAACAATTTCGCCGTTTTTCATTTTGACACGGAAATTCAATTCCGCCGAAAACTTATCCTTTACGTATTGCAACGCCGAGAGGACCGTTTGGTAATCCTCGAAGTAAAAGTTATCAATGCCCATGTATTCGGTTTCACCGCGCACCCAACGTGTATCTGCGAGTACAATATCGAGGATCTGCTTTACGTTTTTAGACATATGATTAACCGGACGAAATATATCGTTAAGCAATTCTAAGCCGGCATTCTCTGCGTAAATATATTTGTCGCCCATCTCCGCATGAGTTTCCTCGATTTGAACAACGGTAAACATGACGAGCTCGTTGTCTAAATTCTTGCGGACAATAAAGCCGCCTTCTTCAATTTCGTTAGCCTTTTCGTGGTTAGATGGAATGCGAAACTCATACGAAGATGTTCCGGTATCCAAATCCTCTTTCAATACGTCGTCGTAGTACGGGCAGGAATCCGGACTGCCGTTGTTCGTATAAACCGCTTGCACGCGCTCATGTCGATCGAGTACGTATATCATATCCGCACCTCCTACAAGAACCTTTCCGTAAACTCGGCGGTAAATGTTGCGTTTGGATCATCGGTATTTACTCGTACTTCTGTCGTTCCTTCGTAAACCGGAAAGAACGTGCTCGCTACGTCTACTTCCTGCATGAATGGGTCGCCGTTAAGCCAGACGCTGCTATCGGATAAGTCGACTTCTAATTCGTCACCGGCCTCAAAAAGTACAGGCACATCGATGACCGTATCAGTATTATGCTTAATAACCTGCATATTGGTAACGCGCATTTTCTGAACCACAGGAGTGTTTTCATACTGGGCGAAATGTATTACTACATAAGAGAGGTCAGCCGTTGTGTAGATGCCTTCCTTATCGTAAAACGTCTTTTTGATCGGTTTCTTTTTCTTACCGTTGGAAATACGAGAAACTTCCGCATACCACTTCGTACCGATTCGGGATAACGTGAACTCGCCGTAAAAATCATTGAATGAGCCGACATGTTCTGGGTAGACGGTTTTTGTTCCCCATTTATCAAACACTTTTAGCTTTTTACCCGCTTTCAATGTATCCGTTGTCCGCATCTTATTGAGTGTCGCCAATTCCTTGGCAGACATCTTATGCTTCTTAGCAATGTTAGTCCATGTCGTTAATGCCGTTGTTGCTATATCACTTTTTAGGACTGTGTACGTCTTATAAAGTTTTTGTTTCACTTTTTTACCGGCTGGAGCTTTTGGTTCGGATTCTAAAAAAGTGCTGTTGCCGATGAAAACTTCGGGAATATTAAACTCGTAATTTTTATACGAATCTCTCATGACAAGTTTGCCAATTTTTCCGCCAGATTGATTGAACAAGTAAATCTCTAGTCGTCCAGTTTGGTCGCCGTCTAGCGAAGAATTACCGTCCTGCGAACTGAAATCCAAGCGAGCTTTTACGGTAAAATCTTTAACCAGCTCGGACAAATCCTTTCTGATAGCGGGACCGTGCCACAACTTAGAGCCTGCAGTGCCTGTTCCGTAACTTGCCGCCGCTATTCCATCCGTATCTTTAACAACGACAGAGCCTGCGTTTATTCTTCCCTCATCAAGTGCGGTGTGTGCCGCCCATCCTGAAGTACTTGTCATAGCGTCGTTAATCATGTACTGCGTTTTAGGCAAAACGATTTGGTCCGGCTCATTAGGATTGCCGATTAATATGACGCCATCAGGCGAGATGATACTTGCGAAAGTAGCCTCATGCTGAAAATTAACGGTAAATTTAGGAAAGGTTGTCGTAGTGCCTTCGTTATGAAACGTGAATAAACGATTGACAGGCGTGATGACTTTAGACTCGTTGGCGTATGCGAACGGATCGGGACACAGAAAGGATAACGTACCTTCTCCGACCGTCATAAGACTGTTAACCATATCGGTATCACCTGATAAAATCGCAAAGTAATGCTTATCGTCTTCGTCCGAAATAATTAATTCCGAAGGCTCCTCGATGTCCATGCAGAACGCTAAAAATCTCAGAGTTTCCATGTACAAAGTCGGCGTGTCGGCAACCACCGTTAAATTAATGTCAATCTTGCGTACTCCGTAGCGCGCACCCGTGAAATAAGCGCCGTGTCTTGCTGGCACTGTTAATAACGAAATTTCGCGTGGAGGGAGGATGCTGCGCTGAATATTTTGGATGTAAAAGTATTCGCTCAACTCTACCCCTGCGTATGTTATCGTCCTCAATTCGCTCCCCCCATTCTATTTTTTCTAGCGTTTAAAATGTCGATTTCCTCTTGGTTGTACTTTGCGGTGGCCTTCGCGATTTCGCGTCCATCCACGGCAATACCTACGTTAATCGGACGACTAGATAATGCTTCGATTGCTTGTTTAAGTCCGGCGATATCAGGCGACTTCCCTCCGCTTTGGTTCGTAAGCCCTGCGTCAAGCATTCTGAATAAATTCGATTGTTGCGCTTCTGTGAGTACCATTTCGTTACGCAGTAAACGGACATCAACTTCGTTGTGGTTCGGTGCGTTTGCGAAAAACTGAGCCGCGTTACCACCAACATGTAACTTCCTTGGAAATGTTCCGCCGGTATGGCGATTGAAGTCGGGGTCTACTTTGCCCCGCATCCAAGTGCTGGTCGTATCGCCTCTAGTCTGAACTGTGACCGTTTTCGTGATACCCTTACCGAGCGCATCGTTCATGGCGGCTGCTCTACCGATAATCTCTTCGACTTTTGACTTAGCGCCTTGAAGATTATTGATTTGCGATTGGATTGCGCCAGCGGAGTTTTGATACTCCTGAGTATTGCGCATATTAATCGGCGTCTGATCTTTTAGCGTTTGTTTTTGCTTCTCAAGTTTCGAGATAGCCGAGTTGATTGCGCTGATTTCCGTACCACGTTTTGCGTTGATGCCGACTTGTCGCAATTCGATATCGACCATTTTGCGTTTAACCTCGTCGAGTTTACCGATTTGCGCCTGAACCTTCGCAATCTCTTCCTGCTTTTTAAGGACCGCAGTAGACGCCGTCGACACTTCGTCTTTCATGATTTGATGCTTTTGTTTCTCGATAGCAATACTGTTCATGAGTCGATTTACTTCGCTTGTATTGTGATTTGCTTTAGCCGTCGCTAACTCAGATTCAAGCCCCGCTATGACCTTACGCTGTTCTATTTCCTTCGTATTTAAACCATTCAATTCCGTTTTAAGTGTCTTCTGTTCTGTGAGCAACGTTTTTTCACGGATTAAATTCTTCTCCATACCCGCTTCTGCTTTCGCTTTTTGCGCCTCGAGTTCCAACCGAATCATTTCCATTTGCTGTTCGTTGTACTTTTTTGCTGCGCCTGTATTTTCAAGCAAAACGTTTCCTTGGTTGCTTAGTACCGTATTTGAATTCGGTACTACTTTCAAGATTTCGCCATTCAACCGCACCATCTCAGCAAGTTGCTCGTTTGAAAGACCGGATTTCTCGCGCAGTTTTTCCTGCTCATCTTTAAGCCTGGCGATCACGTTCGGATCAGCCGTCTTAGATATTTCAGAGTTTATATCTACAAATCTACCGAACTCTTCCGTTGACAGCTTAGATGCCGTTTTCAACTCGTCAAACTTATTGATGCTGACGTCTAATGAGTCCGCCTGTTCAAGCATGGCATTTGCGTTATCGAGCGATACTTTTTCCATTTCGTTCTGATGAACGACTACGCCCGCAATTACTCCGCCTAGAATAGATAAAGCCGTAATCGCCGCGCCGGCTGGCGTTAATGCAAACGCTCGAAGTGCTACGCTAAGTTTTGCGATTGAACTTCCGACAAGTAGTATCCCCGTTGTTGCGCCCGCCATCGCTAATCCGACCTTGATTGTTGAGCTGTCGACCTCTCCAAATTTACGAATAAGTTCCGTTGCGAATTTGGTAATATCGGTAAATGCCGGTAGAAATTCTTCGCCAACCGAAATCCCAACACTCTCAATCGTTGACTGAAACTCAGCAAATGCGCCTTTAAGCGTATCTAGTTTAACCTTCGCAACATCGACCGCTTTGACTTTCGACATGGCCGCCCACATATCCTCGACGCCCTTAGCGCCTTCTTTAAATAGAATGGTTCCGGCACGAACCGCATCAGAACCGAACATATCCTTCAATGCTTCTCCGCGTTCTTTAGGATTCAATTTTATTAACGCTTTACGAAGAACGTCTGAAATTTCAGCTAACGATTTAATTTTACCTTCAGCATCGTAAAATTTATTGGAGCCATCCGCCATGGCGATTCCTAATTCGTGCATAGTTTCCCTTGCGCGTTTACCGGACGGGACTAAGTTCATTAACATCGTTTTTAAAGACGTACCAGCGTCGCTGCCTTTTATTCCGTTTTGGGCAAATACCGCAAGTGCTGTCGTAGTGTCTTTAAAGCTTAAACCGACCCCTGACGCAACAGCAGAAACCGCTGATAAACCGAACTTTAATTCGCCGACGTCCGTTGCTGAAGCATTGGCCGCTCCGGCTAAGATGTCCGCAGCCGTAGCTACGTCTAATTGGTCAGCTTTAAAAGCATTAAGCGCAGTACTTGCGATTTCGGCCGCATCAGCCAATTGTAAGTTTCCCGCCACGGCGAGATTAAGCGCGCCTTCTAGTCCGCCATTTAGTATGTCTGTGACAGTTAAACCGGCTTTAATTAACTCCTCGATACCTCCCGCCGCTTCCGTTGCGCTAAATGCCGTTTTGAGGCCCATCTCTTTCGCAAGGTCGCCAAGCTGACTCATTTCGCTTGCAGTAGCGCCTGATACCGATTTTACGTCCGCCATCTTTTGCTCGAAATCAGCCGCCGTTTTCACTGCCGCACCAATGCCGACCGCGAGAGCCGTTCCCATTCCAAGCGCCGCGCTATGAATCAGTTTAATATCTTTACTAACTCTTCGCGCCGACTGACCGGTATTAGTCATCTGAGTACGAGCATCACGCATACTTCGGTTAAACTGATCACTCGAGAGGACGAGGCGTGCACGTATTTCTCCCACATCTGCCATTCAATTACCTCCTTTCTATCCTTTCGCAAACATCCGTAATTCCTCGAATTTATCGCGATTAAAACTTTGCTCTTCCTTAATTCCTACGTCCTTATTAAGTCGGCGAATAAACGCTTTATATTCCGCCTCTTCAAGACTACGATTATTCGTTGCAAGAATAAGGTGAACGTCGGTTAACCGTTCTAAGGCGCTTTGTTTACGCTTAGACTCAAGTACCGCCGGCAAATCGACCATATAGTAGCCGGTTTCCAGTTCGACTTGTGACACGCCTATCGCAACGGAAGCCTCGATTAAGAAGTCATCCATCGTTATCTTTTCGCCTTCCTCCGTTACGGTTGTTTCGGCAGAAGGCTTTTTACGTTTTTTACGACGTCATCTAATCGGTTCCGTTTTACCGTCCTGGCGATGTATTCGAATAATTCATCCACGCCAACGTTTTCCGCAATGTAGTCCGCTTCTACTCCGCTTAAAACTGCTACAATCTGTGCGACTTCCTCGAACGCTATGTCAAGCGCAGCAATAATCGTCGAGTAGAAATCATCAGCAGGCGCCGACAATACTTGCACAACTAAGCCCGGAATCTTATCGACTGTTTCGAATAATTGTCGCCATTTTGCGATTGTTAACTTTTCTATTTTTACGCGCTTCTCTCCGAGCATCATTTCATGTTCGCCAAGCGCCGTTATGTTCGATTTTCGTTTAAACACGGTGGAGCACCTCCGTTAAATTAAAAAGGCGAGCCGCCCGAAGGTGCCCGCCGTGGTTGTTACGCAGTTGTTTCGTCACCAAGGATAAATAGTTCGCCAGTAGTAATGTCCGGATAGCCGACGAAAGTGATATTCACAATTCGCTCATTATCCGCATCATACGTATACTCAGGATCAGCTAATGCGCCAGCCAACGGAATAGTAATCCAATCGTTTGCTGTAGCCGCCGCATCAGTCGGTTTGATAATAAGTTGTTTTGCGGTCGCAAGTAAATCGGCGCCCGCCTGTGATTTAACTACGAGTTTCTTCTTTTCATTCGGAGCAGTTCCGCTCTTCGTGAATGTTGAATTCGGAATAACTTTCGATAATTTCTCAAGATCATGCAATGCGAAAGGAACGGTTACTTCGCAAGTGCGTCCTTTCATAATCGACTTAACCGGAGTATCTCCGTATTGGTCGACGGTAATGTCTTGCTTGTTTGTTGTTGCAGTAAATTTAATTCCGCCCTTAGTGATGTCGAATGTAACTAAATCGACGCCTTCGCCGTACTCGACTTTCGCTGGGCCGATAGGTACGTTAATCCCTGCCATTTATTTTCCCTCCTCAAAATAAAAAAGCGCAGTCGCACCGTTAAGGCCGAACTACGCAATCAAAATTCATACTGTATATTGGTCGATCATTTTCATCGTTTCCGATGTAGATTGGCACGCTATTCATTGCGCGAATGATAACGATGGATTCATCTCCGACCGTAACCTCTCGCAAGTTCATCAGCGACTCATGTAACGTATACGCCCGTGACTCTACTTCCGCTATGTCGCTCGCACTTCCGCGAACAAGTACCTGAAAGGACGGCTGCTTTTTTCCCGTCCACTGACTCGGAGGAAATCCGCCTGTCAACTTAACGACGGCACATACGTCTGGCGCTTGCGTCGAAATTGGAAACGAGTTCGGGTAATAAACGCCAGGGACTCGCGTTTTAATGAACGATATTAATTCGAGTGCTTTCACGTCTAATCACCTACCACATCTTCAATTTCTTCGGCTATCCATCGCATGTACTTTTCCGCTTCACCTTTTAACGGTCGCTCGAGGTATTTGTTGCCGACCTCATATCCGTCCGTTCCTGGCGCTTGTGCCGACAATGGTCCGAGATTATAGTCGTCTTCATGTATCCATATTGCGTAGTTGAATCGCTGTCCGCTACTGTTATCCACGGCGCTAAACGATACTTCACCGACAATTTCTTGCGTACTTTGGCGCACAGTCGCGTGCCCTGAGCGTCTTAAGTCCGCTGAATCAATCGGAGCAATGTCGACCGCAATTCGCTTCAAGTCATCTACGGAGTCCTGCACGCCATTTCTAGCCGCTAGCTTAACTCGAGCAGTCGCCTCCGCCATGTTCGCCACAACGCCTGAAAAGTCGAACTCCAGTCCGTCACTCATACGATTACCTCCGTTAACATCGGCTTACCGCCAACACTGCGCTTTACGTTGATTTCCTTCGGAGTTTTCTCAAATGTTTGCCCGAGTTCGTTTGTAAAGACGATGGTGTCGGTTTCCCGAATGTCGGCGAGTTTGTCGAAGAGAATACGAGCTGTTGCCGTGACTATTTCGCTATTTGTGACGCCCACAGAACGGTATGATTGAAGCGACGTTCCTTCGTCAACTCTACATTTCAGCGTCAAAACTTCGCCAGGCGCCACGTTTCCCCACTCGTCTAAACCTCCGCCCCGCTTGATAATTACGGTCTGTTTCATTGGCAATAGCGCCATCCTACAACACCGTCCATTTCACGCGTTTACCGCCTTGACCGCCGAGTGAGACGCCGTTTTCCTTGCCGATTAAGTCGAGTGCCACCGTAGGAATTAACGACTCAAGCGAATCTTTTCCGCCGTCAAACATGTACGAAATGCCCGCGACTGAGAACTGCTTCACTCCGTTTTGCTTTTGTGCGTTGGTATCATTAAATGCCGTCGCTAAAACGGCCACATATTCATAAACCGCATTGTCCGGGATTGTGTACGTTGGATAAACTCGACTTAGCGTAGCATTAGCCACGTTTAATAGTCGTTGTTTTCTCGCGTCGTCGCTATCCGTCCAATCTTCAATTAGGATCACGTTTGCTTCGATATAAACATCCGCACCAAATACGCTTATTGCCAATTAAATCGCCTCCTATTTACCGGAGGACTTTTTCGCTGGCGCTTTAGGCTTCGGCGCTTCCTCCGCTTTTGGTACCGCATCTACGCGAACAACGTCCGCTAGTTTTTCAAGCACTTCGATTTCCGCTTTGTCTTCTGTCTTGTATTCGCCGTTATAAAACTTGCGAAGTTCATCGCAACAGTAGAATGCTAACTCTGGAAATCTTGACGTAAACTTTGCCACAAATATCACCTCAAAGAAAAAGCCCGCAACCAAACGGCCACGGGCGAGATTGTATTACGATTAAGCTAAATTCTTGATGCGAGCGTGAGCTTTTTCTTGCTTGAATTCAAGAGTATACTCACCAACAAGCGTACCAGTAACGTAGTCACCTTGGTCGCCCATGTACTTGTGGAAGAATTCACGGCCAACTAATGGACGTACAGCCATACGGTTAGTGTCGACAATTAATAATTCCTTAGCATCAAGGTTGTTGTTAAGGACGATTTCGAATTGACCGAAGTCAGAAACGAATTGGTCTACTACTTGACCACGGCTGTTTTCCGCTTGAGTGATGTAAAGCTTGTTGTTGTCAATCGCAGAGATGGCGCGCTTTTGTTTCGCAGGAACCATGATCTTGAAGTTTCCGCCGCTAGCAAATCCGCCTTTTTCGTAGATTGATTGTAGTGAATCGTTTAATAGGGTCGCAGATACCGCGCCAGCTGCAGCGTCAGTTACGTTAGATTGGATGAATGAACGAACACCCGCCATTTGACGAACGTTGCCACTTTCGTATGCAACACCGTTGATTAACGCTTTTTCTAACTGAAGCGCAAGTTCAAGCTGCTTCTTTTGCTTTTCGTATTCGTAAAGGTCGCTGATTCCGTATTGAGTAACCGCTTGAGCAGTTCCGGAAAGTTGTACAGTGTCATCGAAGATTTGAGTCTTGTTAGACTTTTGAGCGCGTGCTTTGTAACGAGCTGCACGAGCGTCAGCACCTTCAACGCCTTCAGAGAACTGGAATTCAACTTTCGCTTGGTCAGCGATAGCTGCAGCCGTAGTTGAAGCATACCCACGTACTACAGTAAGTGTGTTAGTAGCAACGGCAGTAACCTTTAATAATTCGTCAGCAATTTTGATAACGTCGTTTGCACGGAAGATTGATCCGTCAACAACAACAACAGAAGTCGCGACGTTAGTTACAGCGCCGTTAACTTTTGTCTCATCGTTAATCATTTCATCTTCAAACCATTGATGGCTAGTTTGCGTTACTGCTTCTGCGAATCCTAAAAGGTTTAGTAACGGAGTTTGGTGTTGGTTTAATAAAAGAATTTCGTCTACTACTGATACTTGTTTGCCGATTAAATCGGAATTATAAATTTTTGCCATGATTTTGTTTCCTCCATTGTTTTAAAGTTTTTTTTGAATTAAAAAAGACGACCTTTTGGGCCGCCCTGATTACTTACCTAGTTGCGCTTTGAGCGCTGCGTATGCGATTTTGTCTTCGATTTTCTGACTGCGTTTGGCTTTCTCAGCCGCCTCTTTCAGCAACTGTTCGCCAGTTTTTTCCGATGTATCTTTCAGCGAATTGGTAGCTTCGCCGATTGGTCTTTGCGGCTTTTTGACTTCCGCCAAGAAGCTATAATTAGTAACAAGCGCATTCATCACGTCTTCCAAACCTTCTACGCCGTTTTCACCGATATTTACGGCCGATAAAT